CCCAGGATCTGCGCGCCGTTCACGGCCTGGATGCTGAGACCGAGCTCTCCAACATCCTGTCAGCTGAGATCCTTGCTGAGATCAACCGCGAAGTCATTCGTTCGATCTATGTTACAGCTAAAGTTGGTGCTACAGAGAACACAACAACCTCTGGTGTGTTTGACCTAGATACCGATTCCAATGGTCGTTGGTCCGTTGAGAAGTTCAAGGGCCTGATGTTCCAACTGGAGAGAGAAGCTAACAAAATCGCTAAAGACACCCGGAGAGGTAAAGGTAACATCGTTATCTGCTCGTCGGACGTTGCTTCCGCACTGCAGATGGCCGGTGTTCTGGACTATGCTCCTGCCCTCAACTCCAACAACCTCCAGATCGATGACACAGGCAATACATTCGCCGGTGTTCTGAATGGTCGTATCCGCGTTTATATCGATCCGTATGCTGGTGGTAACTACTTCGTTTTGGGCTACAAAGGCTCGTCAGCATTTGACGCTGGCCTGTTCTATTGCCCATATGTTCCGCTCCAGATGGTTCGTGCAGTTGATCCTGACACGTTCCAGCCCAAGATTGGCTTCAAGACCCGTTATGGAATGGTTGCAAACCCATTCAACGACGGCAGCACCGGAGCTGGTACAGGCGCTCTGGCCGAGGACACCAACGTGTACTATCGCCGAGTTCGCGTTAACAACATTATGTAATTTAATCAATAATAAGAATAACCACATAATGTACTTTAAAAGGGGATCGAAAGATCCCCTTTTTTTATGGGATAAATATTTGTATGACAGCCCCTTCTAGTTTACCAGAGAATAAAAACTTTCTATCACCATTAGGAGTAACGTTTTCTATCAAGAAGACTCCCAATGTGAATTACTTTGTTCAGTCCGTTGTGCTTCCTAATATAACCTTAGGACAGTCCGACATACAGACTCCGTTTGTGAAGTTGCCTGTACCCGGAGATCACATAGATTTCTCTACTCTATCAGTGACGTTTCGTATAGATGAGGAAATGAGAAACTATAAAGAAATATTTGACTGGATTGTCGCTTTAGGGTTTCCAGAGAACTTTGCCCAGTATAGTGCTATTGCACCTGCTAGAGGAAGGTTTGGAGGTCAAGATGCCAATCCTATAGCAGGAAATGGAATCTACTCAGACGCCTCACTAATTATTTTAAATTCAGTCCGAGCACCCATTATTGACATTTCGTTTAAAAATTTGTACCCTGTATCATTAACAGACATAGCCTTTGACACCATGCTAACTGACGTAGAGTATGTGCCTGCGACCGTTACCTTTGCGTACGAAAGGTTTACGTTGACTCACATTTAATTTTTAATTATAATATTATGATTATTGTGAGGTGATAATGAAACTAGAAGAAATTCAACAACTCTGGAACCACGACTCAAAGATCGATAGAACGGAACTCGGTGAGGAGTCCCTTCGTATCTCCCAGCTTCATTCAAAGTACTTCAATCTCTTTTCAACCGAACGGTTAAAGCTTAGAACATTAGAGAATGAATTCAAAAGATACTACAAAGCAAAGTTTGAGTACTACAACGGCGTGATGAGTGAGGAGGACCTCAAGTCATGGGAGTGGGAGCCGTTTGCTTTGAGAGTGCTTAAGACAGAATTAAACATCTACCTAGATGGTGACAAAGACCTGATCAAAGCCAGACAGACGATAGAGACTCAGAAAGAGAAGGTTGAATTTCTTGAGTCTATTATAAAGAACTTACCAGCAAGGGGGTACCAGATCAACGCCGCCATTGCCTGGGAGAAGTTTAAAGTTGGTGCATGATAACCGTAAATAAAATAAATGACGTTTTTATTAAGCTCCTATGCGAAAGTGACGTAGCACAGGAACTGTCTGAGTACTTTACATTCAATGTACCAGGTGCCAGGTTTTCACCTGCGTATAGGAACAAGGTATGGGATGGAAAGATAAGATTATTTTCTACCGCCACCCACCTCATATACGGAGGACTGCAAAGCCATGTAGAGAGGTTTTGCAAGGAACGAGACTACGAAATTGTTTGCGAAGGATTTAATTCTTGTGACGAGAATGTCTCAGTAGTAGAGGCGAAAGAATTTTGCAAGTCAATTTCACTTTCACTAGAACCGCGAGATTATCAGTTAGATGCTTTTGTTCATGCCACGAGAAAGAAGAGAGCTTTATTGCTTTCGCCTACTGCCTCCGGTAAATCTTTAATCATCTATCTCATATCAAAATACTATCAGTCAGATACTGATAAGATTCTAGTTATTGTTCCAACGACCTCCCTCGTACATCAAATGGCTTCAGACTTTGTAAGCTATGGATGCGAAGAAACTTTAATCCATAAAATATTCTCCGGACAAGAGAAAATAACTGATTCCCCCTTTGTTATCACTACATGGCAATCGATCTATAAACTTCCCAAGACATGGTTTGCACAGTTTAATTGTGTTGTAGGTGATGAAGCGCATTTGTTTAAAGCTTCTAGTCTTAGTGCTATTATGAAAAAGACGGAGGTATGTCCTTATAAGTTTGGTTTTACAGGAACTCTTGATGGCTCTCTAACACACAAGTTAGTGCTTGAAGGATTATTTGGACCTATAAAGAAGGTAACTACTACAGCCGAACTTATCGATCAAAAACATCTCTCTCAATTTCAAATTAAAGCAATCGTTTTATCTTACGAGGATGAAATTAGAAAGAGAATGAAAGGCATAGACTATCAGTCTGAAATTGATTACATTAACACCTATCAATCCAGACATAATTTTATTGTTAATCTAGCTGCCTCTCTAAAAGGCAATACGCTTATTCTTTTCAAGATAATTGATCATGGTAAGTTACTACACTCACTTATAGAACAAAAGTGTAACGGGAAAAAAACGTTTTACGTTGATGGCGCTGTAGATGGACTATTAAGAGAAGATATTAGACAAGCAATTGAAGTAGAACAGGACGGCATCATTGTAGCATCCTTAGGAACGTTCTCAACAGGTGTAAATATTAGAAACCTACATAATATTATATTTGCAAGTCCGAGTAAATCTAGAATTAAAACTCTTCAATCCATCGGACGAGGATTAAGACTAGGTTCAAACAAGACCATTGCAACGCTGTATGATATTGTCGATGACATGTCATGGAAGTCTAAGAAGAATTATACACACCTGCATTTTTTAGAACGAGTTAAAATGTATGATGAGGAGAAGTTTGATTATAAGATCTATAACGTTAACCTAAGGAGTATTAATGGTCTCAATAATTAAGTTGGTAAATGGGGCTGAGATTATAGGAGAAGTTATATTTAATGATGATATGAAAGTTACATTGAAAGACCCTCTACAAATTAACTATAGATATAAAAATGATTTTACCCCTCCGACTATTTCTTTGCAAAGATATTCCCCCTTTGCAAAACCAGAAGAACTTATTTTTAAACAAGAACATATTTTAAATGTTACCCCTCCGGTAGCAAATATGATAAAGTACTATCAAGTCTCTTTAAAAAACATTAAAGAGAATGTTGATGGGGATGTCGATCAAGAGCTTGCGGCAGCGTCGGGAAATGATGATCTGTCGCCTGAAAGTCAAGCTAAATTAGCCTTAATTGAGAGACAGGTAACAAAAGCCACTCTCAATTAGTTGCCTTTACAGATAGAGTGAATCTATAATTAGAAGTATTTGATGTACTATAAGGTATTATGTCCAACGCCCATTACGTAGATAATAAAAAACTGTATCAGGCAATAGTAGAATACAGAAAGATAGTTAAAGAGAAGGAAGAGGCAGGAGAGATAAGACCTCCTATCCCTACCTATATTGGTCATTGTATGCTGATGATCGCCAACAGGTTATCTCTTAAGCCTAACTTCATTAACTATTCTTATAGAGAGGAGATGATATCTGATGGAATCGAGAACTGCGTTTGTTACTTTGATAATTATAACCCTGATCGTTATGATAATCCATTTGCATATTTCACCCAGATTATCTACTTTGCTTTTTTAAGACGAATACAAAAAGAAAAAAAGCAACTCTACATTAAACACAAATCATTAGAAAACTCTCTCATAATGAATGAGTTAGTAGAGCAGGGAGAGTTTGACGGCGATGATGAATTTGTACCAGCGTACATTGATCTTGAGAACGAAAACACTAATGACTTTATCAAAGCGTTCGAAGATAATCTGAATAAAAAGAGAAAGAAAAGAAAGCAAGGCCTTGATAAGTTTATCGAAGGTGAGGAAGAACAAGGTGAAGATATTATTGACGAAATTGAAATAGAGGATGATGAGAATGAAGATAGTGATTCTCGGTGATGTTCACCTCGGTGCTAGAGGAGATAGTCCGTTTTTCCATAACTACTTCAAACAGTTTTACGATAAAGTATTCTTCCCATACTTAAAAGAAAAAAATATTGACCACATCATTCAACTAGGTGATGTATTTGATCGACGCAAATTTATTAATTTTCATACCCTTAAGCAAGCTAAAGAGTATTTTTTTGAGCCACTTAATAGAGACTTTAAAAGCTGGCTCTTAGTTGGTAATCACGATACCTACTATAAGAATACTAACGAGGTTAATTCACTCAACCTTCTTCTTAATCAATACCCTAACATTAAGCAGATTAATAGCTGTTATGAAGAGGTATTTGACGGATTAAGCATATTATTCACCCCCTGGATATGTCAAGAGAATTATGTAGAGGTAATGCATACTCTTGAAAAGTCAAAGTCACAAGTCCTTATCGGGCATTTTGAAATAGAAGGCTTTGAAATGCATAAAGGATCGTTCTGCGATAAAGGAATAGATCCCGCGTCATTTAATAAGTTTGATATTGTAATCTCCGGCCACTTTCATACAAAGTCGTCCCGAGGAAACATTATCTATACCGGCACACCGTACGAAATGACGTGGAGTGATTTTGGAGATAAGAAAGGCTTTCATATCTTTGATACTAATACTAGGGAGCTGGAATTTATACCTAATCCCTACTCTATGTTCCATAAGATATGGTACGATGATAGCGACTCCTCAATGGATGAAATTATTGCCCAAGACTTTGACGTGTATAAAGACTCGGTAGTAAAGGTTATTATTAAAAATAAACTTAACCCGGTCTGGTTTGATATGTTTATTGAGAAGTTGGAAAAGGCAAACGTTATTGATTTACAGGTTGTAGAAGATCATCTAAACTTAAATCTAGAAGATGATAACGATATTGTTAACGAAGCGGAAGACACTCTTACTATTCTAAACAAATACGTAAATCAATTAGAGTTACGTGCGGATAAGTCAAAGCTTGAAAATTTACTTCGTACATTATACAATGAAGCTCTATCTATGGAGTAGGGTATGAAGAAGAACGTTGAGAGAAGGTAATTAAGTGAGTGTAATTTTTGAAAAGGTTCGGTGGAAAAACTTTCTTTCTACCGGAAATGCATTTACAGAGATAAACTTAACAAGAAATAAATCTACCCTTATTATCGGAGAGAATGGTGCTGGTAAAAGTACTATTCTCGATGCTTTGTCTTTTGGTTTGTACAGTAGACCATTTCGTAAAGTAAACAAGCCACAACTACTTAACACCATCAATCAAAAAGGATTAGAGGTTGAGGTAGAATTTAGAATTGGTAAGCGGCAGTACCTCATCAAGCGCGGCATTAAACCATTAGTATTTGAAATATATCAAGATGGAAAACTTTTAAACCAAGATGCCGAATCAAAAGAGTATCAAGAGATGTTTGAGAGAAACATTCTCAAACTCAACCACAAGTCATTTAATCAGATCGTGGTGCTTGGTAGTGCCTCATTTGTACCATTCATGCAGTTGCCGGCAGCCCATCGTAGGGAGGTGATTGAAGACTTACTTGATATACAAATCTTCTCTACAATGAATGTGCTACTAAGGGATAAGGTACTAATTAATAAGAATGAAATACAGCAAGTAGATTTCGATATGAAGTTAGTAGCCGAAAAGATTGAGATGCATAAAAAGCATTTACAGACTCTGAAGCAGAATAATGACGATATAATTAATCAAAAGAAAGATAAGATAGTAGAACTAGAAAAAGAAATTGCTTCAGCTAGAGTTGGTATTACTAGAAACGAAAAGCTAATTAATGATGGTAATAACAACATTAAAGACCAGGAAAAGGTAAATTTAAAGTACGAACAAGTACTTGACCTTAAAAAGAAACTAGACATTAAGCTGGATAAGATACAAAAGGAAATTGAGTTTTTTAGAGACCATAGTGACTGTCCTACCTGTAGACAAGGCATTGATGACATTCATAAAAAGCAAATTGTATCCAATGATAACGATCAGCTTATAGAAGTGCAGAATGCTATTGACAAACTGAACGAAGACATTAATTGGTATATTGAACGTATTAAAGAAATAAAACAAGTCAACGAAAAGATAACCGAATACAATAGACAGGTGTCTAACTTTAACGTACAGATTAACACTCTTACAAGCTTTGTAAACGGACTTAATGACGAGATTGCCAATTTAAAAAAGGATAAGACGGTAACAGAAGATAACTCTGACGAATTAAAAAACCTTAAACAGCAATTAAAAGAGTTAGTTAGTAAGAAAGAAAGTCTAATTGATGATAAGGGCGTGCTGGATGTAGCGTCTATGCTATTAAAAGACTCAGGAATTAAGACCAAGATCATCAAGCAGTATGTTCCTATTATGAATAAGCTAATTAACAAGTACCTAGCGTCAATGGACTTCTTTGTTAACTTCGAACTCAATGAAAACTTTGAAGAGAGAATTCGTTCACGTTATAGAGATGACTTTTCATATGAGTCATTCTCTGAGGGTGAGAAAATGAGAATCGATCTTGCCCTCCTCTTTACCTGGCGCGCTATTGCCAAGTTGCGCAACAGTGCAAGCACCAACCTCCTTATCATGGATGAAGTGTTTGATAGTTCGCTTGACCATAATGGAACGGATGAATTTCTAAAAATTCTCAGCACCTTGACTACTGATACAAATGTCTTTATTATTAGTCATAAAGGTGATACATTGTTTGATAAATTTGAACATATAATTAAATTTGAAAAGCATAAAAACTTCTCAAGGATTGCACAATGATTTTAGATTTAGTTCCTGATAATCATCCTATACTTAGAACAAAATTAGAGAATTTTGATTTTGAGAATCCTCCTATTGACCCGGTTGAATTGTCAAACAACCTTATCGAAACTATGGCCCATTATAAAGGAATAGGACTATCGGCCAATCAATGCGGACTTCCCTACCGTGTATTTGTGATGTGGTCTGAACTTCCTATGGCCTGTTTTAATCCTAGAATCATAGATGAATCATCAGAACATATTATGTTAGATGAGGGTTGCTTGTCGTACCCTCAGTTGTTTTTGCCTATAAAAAGATCTAAAATGATAAAAGTTCGTTTTCGAGACCATACCAGCGAGGTAAGGACAGATAAATTTATAGGTATGACTGCTCGTTGCTTTCAACACGAGCTGGACCATTTAAATGGAATAGTTTTTACCTCCAAGGCTGGAACATTCCATCTTAATAGAGCATTACGTAAACAAAAACTTGCATTGAGAAAACTTAAAGGAGAAACTCATGTCTACGCTTAAATTTGAATTATCGATTGAAGAGACCAATATCGTTATGACATCCCTTGGCCGCATGCCGTATGAGTCAGTGTTTAGTCTGGTACAAAAATTCCAGCAACAAGCCACACCTCAGCTACAAAATCAGCCGCAAACTGCTCCCGAATCTGATGTAAAAGATAAATAATAGGTCGTGCCCTTCCACGTAAACTAGGTAGCTGCCCTTCCAGCTATCAAAACTAGGATTATCATGAGAGTACAAGGTGTCACTACCTTTATTTTTATATATAATAATAACACCCTGTACAAGGAGTTATTATTTTGATCACCAGGCTTCAATCTCGAAGACGAAACACTACCCTTAAGCGAAAATTTGGTGTAAATTATAACCAATATAAAGCTATGCTTGAACAGCAGGGGTATCGCTGTTTTATATGCAATGATTACGAAGGTGTTGAAAAAAGAACACTTTCTGTTGATCACGACCATGAAAGCGGTCGAGTGCGTGGCTTGCTTTGCACGAACTGCAATACAGGGCTAGGCAAATTTAAAGATAATGCTGATTTTTTAAAAAAAGCAATTGAATATCTAACAAGAGACTATAATGTACCTAATATTGAAGAAACAATTTACTTCATACCACATAACAACAGACCAAACTGGAAGAGAATAGTTTTTACTCCTGACGGTATATTTTCTTCTAATCAAGCTGCAGCAAAACATTATAAGGTACATGAAACAACAATGCTAACGTGGTGTGGTTTAAATAAATCTCTAAAAAATTCATCACTTACCCGCTCAGGATTTAGAAGTGAAAAGGTGTATATGTCAACTAATGAAATAAAGGATAAGTATAATGTCAAAGCTTAAAGTTTCGGAGCTGTTCTACAGTATTCAGGGTGAAGGTAGACACATGGGTGTGGCAAGTGTGTTTCTAAGAACGTTTGGTTGTAACTTTACTTGCTCGGGCTTTGGAATGCCTAAAGGAGTACCCAGTGAAGAACGCATTCAAATCAACCCAGAGGATTATAAAAACTACAACGAGCTTCCCCTTGTTCATACTGGGTGTGATAGTTATGCTTCCTGGGATCCTCGTTTTAAGCATCTTAGTCCTGTCATTAAATGTGACCAATTGGCTAAAGACATCGTTAACTTACTTCCTCAAAAGAAGTGGGAAGATGAGCATTTAGTTATTACCGGTGGTGAGCCTTTACTAGGCTGGCAACGTTCGTACCCAGTCTTACTCGAACAAGAGTGTATGGAAGGTCTAGAAGAATTGACCTTTGAAACAAATGGTACTCAAGAACTAACAGAAGAGTTTTCTGATTATTTGTTTATCGAGTTTACCAGGCATGGTCGAGGATACAACAAACTTACCTTCTCAGTCTCACCTAAACTTTCCATTTCTGGTGAAAAAAGAAAGGAAGCAATTCGACCGGAGATTGTTGCCCAGTATAGTTCAATTGGTTATACTTACGTTAAGTTTGTTGTTGCTACAGAAGAGGATGTTGAGGAAGCCAGACAGGCAGTCATTGATTACAGGGCAGCTGGGTTCGGTGGTCCCGTTTACATTATGCCGTGTGGTGGTACTGAACAAGGCTACTACCTTAACAACAGACAGGTAGCCGAGCTGGCGATGAAGATGGGATGGCGCTACTCTGATCGTCTGCAGATACCCCTTTTTAAAAATGCCTGGGGCACATAATGAAAAATTTTGACTACAATTATGATAACTACATGGATGATTTTAGTGCAATCGTATATGCTATAGAAAAATCTAACATAAAATATGATCTTATTGTAGGAATACAAAGAGGAGGATTAGTACCAGCGGTTCATCTTTCTAATGTTTTTAATGCCGAGTTTGCTGTGTTAAATTGGTCTTCAAAGCCAGGGAAAATTAGGGACTGTCATAATTTTTTTATTGTAGACGCTATTAATCGATATAGAAAAGTTTTATTAGTAGATGATATTTGCGATACAGGGGTTACGTTTAAACAAATACTTCAAACGTATCGTGGTGTACACACCGCTTCTTTAGTTTATAATAATATTAATACAAATAATTTTACTCCGACCTACCACGGTTGGGAAATTAACAGGAATGATACACCTGAATGGATAGATTTTTGGTGGGAGAAGAAATGAAAGATCCAGTTGTTTACAAATACGTTTCGACAAAAGAATATGTCGATCAGTTTCCTTGCGCATATCGTCAGTGGAGGGCCGACAGTCACTGTAACCTAATTCATGGATATGCTTTTTCTATGAGGTTTT